GGTGCGCTCATTTCGTTTTTCAAACCCATTTAAATAGACAAATAAATAGAAAACGATCACGCAAAATTGCGCTTGCGCCCAAATCCCAATTCCAAATCGATTTATGCGCCTGGTTTTCATGCCCTTACCCCAATTGAAAAACCCGCTTTCTGTAGCGCCCTGATTGTGGCTATCTCTCCCCAATTCGCTTTAACCCCCAATCCTATCTATAAGCTATCTACTACATTCCTATACATACTATATATATAGATATATATATCTATAGACTATAGAAAATAGACTATAGCTATCTATATACGATAGTTGATAGAAATATATCATAGCGTAAATGGTTGCATAACCTAGATTTATGTATAATCACTCTATGCAAACTAATTGCATAACCTAACTTAAAAGGATCACATCATGGAAAAAACATACGGCAATTTTACTCAAGAGAATGACGGGCGCTTAAGCGGTCATGTACTTCACATAAAATCAATTCGTAAAGACGGTAAATTTTGCGTCACTCATGCATTCGGATCAGGTAAGCGAATTAATAAAATTTATTCGCATGAACAATTACAGGATCAAATTGCTAAATTTAATGGCGACATTAAAAACACAATCAAGCTCTAAACCTAACCTAACGGGAGAATTAATCATGCAACAATCAATTTATGACAATGTAACGAATAGAATTATCGAAGAATTAGAGCGTGGCGCTGCGCCCTGGGTTAAGCCCTGGAATGCTAGCTCTAGCGAAGATCAAAATATTGTGAGCCGTAAACCATACCAGGGCATTAACAGGATCATTCTAGGTATGTCAGGCTATACCATGCCTTTATGGGGTAGCTTTAAACAATGGCAGCAATTAGGCGGTATGGTAAAAAAAGGCGAAAAAGGCACGCAAATTGTTTTCTACTCTCCAATTAAAAAAGAAGGCGTTAACCCTGAAAATGGGCAGCTTGAGAGTAAGGCATACCATTGCTTAAAGAGCTATTTCGTATTCAATGCAAGCCAGGTTGAGGGCATCGATTTCGTGCAGCCTAAGCCAGCTATTGAGCAATTTAACCCTGTACCAGCATTAGATGATCGTATTCAAAAAACGGGCGCTATCATCAAACATGGGCATAACCAGGCATTTTATCGCCCTGGTGATGATTTTGTTGGTATGCCTGATAAAAACATATTCAAAGGCGAGGAGCATTACTACGCTACTGTATTGCATGAGTTAACGCACTGGTCAGGCGCTAAACATCGTTTAGATCGTACTAAGGGCGCTAGATTTGCGGATGCTGCTTATGCTTTCGAGGAATTAGTAGCCGAAATGGGCGCAGCATTCCTATGCCAGGATTACGGGATTAGTGGAGATTTGCGCCATGCCGATTATATTGGTAGCTGGCTTAAATGCTTGCGTGCCGATAATAAAGCGATATTTAACGCTGCAGCACTAGCGCAAAAAGCAGCCAATTATATCAATGAGCTAGATTGTTTAGCTAACCAGGCAGCAGCTTAGTGCTAACTGGTAAGCGCTTAGAAATAGGCGCTTATCGGATTATCACTAGATAATCATAACCTAACTAACCTAACGGGGATTTTATGGATCATACAAAAATACTTAATGCTTACTTATCCCGCTTAACTACAGCGGATTTAGAAAATATCTTAAAGCATGATAAGCAATGCCTGGCTGCAATGCTTAACGGTAATAACAGGGCGCAATTAGATGCACAAGCGGGTTTTTATGCTGCTGTAGCTAATGCTGTAAACAATATGGCAGCTTATGACATTGCGCTAATTGAGCGTGCCATTGAGGGCGTAACAGCATGAGCGCCAGGGCAAAATATAGCGCTTACTGTTATTGGGCAGCTAAACAAGGCATCCAGGCGCTTAGTTTTAACGCCTGGCTTTCTACTGTTAAACCAGGGAGATTAGATTAAATGATTACTTATAAAGATAGTTTTCTCGATAAGGTGATAGCTATTCTATCCTGGATAGCTCTATTATCGTTTTTAATGCTGTTTTAAGCGCTTTTCTCGCTTAGTTTATAGGGTAGCTTATAGCTGCCCTTTTTTTTGCCTTAAAACCCGTTTAAATCGGTTTTAAAAAATGCTTGTCAAAAACACTTTAGGCAATTGATCCCCGCTAATTGTGGTAAATCGATTGGCTGCGGTTTGCCAAGAAGTAAGCTAGTCAAAAGCACCTGATTGTTCCCACGCCTGGGCGCATGAAAACAACCTGATTGGCTGCCATTCTGAAGCTACCTGACACACCTAGGTCATTCTGGACCTCATCCGTCATGCCCTGGAGATCGTGAACCCCAACGATACCCCAAGAACCCCATACATAGATGTTACTAGACGATGTATAACTCCGATGTATATACTACCTCTATGTCTATTAGAACTACTATGTCTATTCTACGAAGTTATATGATAGAGATAGTATAGGCGTATAACTCGTATAACTACGAAATATATTTTACGAAGAATAGTCTATTCGTATATATATATATAGAAGTATATAAGTATCTATGTATGCTTTACATGATTATTTAGATATGGTATGGTTATGCCATTATGAAAATACTAATTGCCTGTGAATATTCTGGAGTTGTGCGTGATGCGTTTATTAAGCGTGGACACGATGCCATGAGCTGCGACATCTTGCCTACCGATGCGCCTGGACCACATTACCAAGGCGATGTTATGGACATCATTAACGATGGATGGGATCTCATGATTGCACATCCACCATGCACTCACCTAGCGGTTAGCGGTGCTAAACATTTTGCAAAGAAACGGGCTGATGGCAGACAGCAGCAAGGCATTGATTTCTTTATGAGTTTAGCTAATGCGCCAATTGATCGTTATGCCATTGAAAACCCTGTTTGTATTATGTCCACGATTTGGAGAAAGCCAGACCAAATTATTCAACCTTACCAATTTGGACATACATCCCGCAAAACTACTTGCTTATGGTTAAAGGGATTGCCTGATCTTATCCCTACTCAAATTGTTGAACCAGAACTATATGTTTGCAAGAACGGCAAAACATTTAGCAAGGACTACATGGTAGCCCTAAGCGCTGGAGAAAAGCGTGGGCATTTACGAAGTAAAACATATCAAGGTATTGCTGATGCTATGGCGCAACAATGGGGTTAATAAATTAGTTGCATGAATTAAATTAATGTAGTAATCTGTAGTTGCAGTACTAATCAAATAACCTAACTATGAGGACAATTCGTATGAAACTATGCACTAGCTGCATTCATTTACGCTCAGGAGATGAGTGTTCTGTATTACCCCAAGTTAACCCTGTTAACGGCAAACCAATATATTCGTTTGCATACACCTATCGCATGAATGAAGAACGATGCGGTATAGATGCCAAGTGGTTTGAAGAAGTAGACCACGAAGCACTTGATGAACTATCCACAATTCCATTCGGGAGATAAACCATGGCACGAACCAAAGGTAGCACCAACACAACCACAACCCTACAAAAGCGTATTACAGCGTTAGAAGGATTAGTAGAGCGCCAAGATGAAGCAGTCGAGCAAGGGCTAGATGAGATAGCAGAGCTACGCAAGCAAGTGGACTTCTATCGCAAGCAAGTTAATCATCTAATTGCACTACTCAATATCATTACTAGGGGTGCATGATGGCTAATGCTCAAACAGACTTTGCGCCAGAGGTACGCAATAGCGCCTGGTGGTCTGGTGATTCCCGCATGGCTGCCAATGGTCGTGCGGTGGATGCCATACTCACTAAGCAAGGAAAACGGGAAGCGCCAGACTTATCCAATGTGGAAGCGGTGCAGATGGGTCATGTCATGCAACCCGTCATTGGGCGCTTATTTCAAGACAAACATAAGATGGAGTTAAAGGAAGCTGACTATGCCATCACTCACCCCAAACACGATTGGATGCGTTCTCATTTTGATTTCATTAGTGCAGATGGTCGTGTGCTTGTTGAAGCAAAAAACTATAACGCTGGAGTTCGCAATAAGTTTGATGCCGATGCTAATCGGATTCCTGATGCTGATCTTGCCCAGCTCATACACGAATGTGCTTGTCATTCTATCGATCGTATATTTCTGGCTGTTCTATTTGGTGGAAGCGAATTCGTAACCATTGAGTTTGAGATCACCGAGGGTATGAAAGATGACCTAGTACAGCGTATGGCTAAGTTATGGGCATATTGCAAGACCGATAGCCTACCACCCGCAGAAACCATAGAGCAGACGAAGCTCATTTACCCCAATAGCACCGATGAGAGCATTGTTGCAACGCAAAATATTGAGTTAGCCGTAGCACAACTCAAGCAATTTAAGGCAAACATCAAGGTCATGGAAGAACAGAGCGAAGCCCTAGAGGTAGCGATCCGTAACACCATGGGGGATAAGAGCGAGATCATTTCTGTATCAGGGGAAACCTTAGTGACCTGGAGATCCGCTAAGACTTCCAAGCGCTTCTCTAGTGATCTCTTTAAACAAGCCATGCCAGATATTTACGAGCAGTTCGTGATTGAGCAGCCTGGTAGCCGTAGATTTTTAGTGAAGTAAAGCCTAATGAAAGGGGATAAGATGAGCAATATAGTCAGCTTTACGGATATGTCGCAGATGGCAGAAGCAATAGCCAAAAGCGGTTTATTCGGGATGAAGGACACCAATAGCGTATTAGCGCTAATGGCAGTAGCACAAGCGGAAGGTATGCATCCAGCAACAGCAGCAAGGGATTTTCATATCATCCAAGGCAGACCAGCATTGAAAGCCGATGCCATGCTAGCAAGGTTTCAAAATGCGGGTGGAAAAGTAGATTGGAAGGACTATACCGATGAGAAAGTTACAGGCGTATTCAGTCACCCCAACGGTGGAGAGCTTGCCGTTACATGGACAATTGAACAGGCAACCAAGATCGGGCTTGTCAAACCAGGTTCGGGCTGGCAAAAATTCCCAAGAGCCATGCTCAGATCCAGATGTATTTCAGAGGGCATACGAAGCGTGTTTCCAGGATCGGTTACGGGATTCTACAGCCCTGAAGAAGTGGCAGACTTTGAACCAAGCTCAAATGCAAAAACGATTACTTTGGAAGCAACACCTAAAACAATCGAAAACCTAGAGAGTGATGACCTAACCGTTGATGTTAATAGCGGTGAGGTTACCGTATCCAAGCCTGGTAATTTCGGGAACATGGTTCATAAACTGCACTTGTATGTGCCAGGTCAGCAAGATCCTTACGCTACTTACTTCAACCTAGAGGATTGGATCGAAGGATTCCTGGATATTTTTAAGCGCATTCAAGATTCAACCAAGTATGACGACCGAGAAAAAACCATGAAGTACAACCAATTGCGTGCTGCCAATGATGCTTTTACTAAGACATGGAGTGGTATGCAGACATCAAAGTTTTTAACCCGCATAGCTGAACTAAGGAGAGATTAAATGGCTAATGGACATATTGCCCAAATGGGCAAAGGCGTATTGTTTGGTAACGCTGATAAGAAGCATGAGAAAGCACCTGATTGGAAAGGCACGATGTTGCTGTCTGAGGACTACAAAGCGGGTCAAACGCTCAAGATTGCTGGCTGGACTAAGAACACCCCAAAAGGGCAGCTCATTAGTCTATCCGAGGATAACTGGAAGCCACAAAACACCCAGGAATATCCAAGAGAAGTAAACCATGTTAAAGATTCAGATGTACCCTTTTAAGGAGATCACCATGAAAAAAGCAATTGCTATTGTTTTACTGTCGATGATGTCGCTTTCCGTATCAGCTCAGGTCAAATGCCAGCCTGATGGTCGAGGTGGAATGTGCTGTTGGGATGTAGGCACGCAAGGACCATTTAAGCCTATTGGCTGTTAATGATTGTCTTAGAACTACCCTACCCACCTTCAATCAATAACTACTGGATTGCTAGTGGACACCGCAGATTTATCAGTAAGCGTGGTGTCCTCTTTAGGCAAGCCGTCATGGAATATGTAATGGAACATGGAGTGCCAAAGCTAGGAGAGCAAGCGTTGAGTGTGCATATCGTATTAAGACCACGCAGCAAAAAGCTCATGGATATTGATAACTGTGCCAAAGCAATTTTAGATGCTTGCGAACACGCTGGTATTTTTGATTCCGATGTCCAGGTGGAAAAGCTATTGATTGAGCGAGGGCTACCCAAAAAGGGTGGAGGGTGTGTCGTAATGATTGAATTAATCCCCTTTAGCTCAGAGGAGAATCCGCAAGGATAGTTAGGTAAGGTGCGCCAGCCACCTATCTGAGCTGCTGGCACTAACGGGAGATAACGATGAATGTTCCATATAACACAGGCAAGATCAAGATTGGCAGCAAGTATGCGCCACCACCAGTCAACTACATGGATGAGGATTCTGAACTAATCCAGAGCGCCATGTTGGGATTGTGGGCTAAAGAGCGCAGATTCCAAGTGAAGTTATGGGTTTACTTCATCCTTTTAATTGCTGGTATTTCACTTCTAATGGCTTCCAAATGAAAGACTTTAACGAGCCAGACGATGACTTTCTGGCAATTGTTTCCAAGGGTTTAATCATCTTTATGATGGTGCTGATTGCCTTCTTGCTTGAATGGCTAGTCAAAAAGATATGATCTATTTCTTATCAAGTTTGGATACTTATGAGATTGCATGGGCAGCAGCAGACCGATGCAAATATAAGAAAGATCAGGGATTAGTCAACTACAAGCGGGTTGATAAGAAGCGAGATAACTTCGGCACTTGTCGGGAAGGATTAACGGGCGAGTGGGCAGTTAGCAAGTACCTAGACATTCCCGTAAATCTTGAAAATTATTTGGGGGGTGACCCAGGTTGGGATTTTGAATACAAGGGCTTGAAGGTCGATGTCAAGACGACTAGGGCTAAGTACCTACTGTTTCAATCCCATGCTCATTTCAAAGCCGATGTAGCGATCCTAGTGCGCTATCACCAAGACTTCCTAGTGGAGATCCTAGGCGCTATTACACGGGAAGAATTTTTTAAGGTGGCAGAGATTAAAAACCTAGGCTATCACGATAACTATGTTGCAACGCAAGATCAACTAACACCAATTGAGGAATTTAAAAATGCAAGAGAACACCAAGAAGCCTAAGATTTTTATTGCTACGCCAATGTATGGCGGGATGTGCGCTGGCTTTTATACGCAGTCCATCATTCAACTCTTGACCACTTGCCAGGCTAATGGCGTGGATGCGGAGTTTAGCTTTATGTTTAATGAGAGCCTGATTACCAGGGCTAGGAACTCATTGACTAGCACATTCCTAAAGACCGATTGCACCCACTTGATGTTCATTGATTCGGATATTAAGTTTAGGGCAGAGGATGTGATCCACATGATCCGAGCAAATAAGGATGTGCTGTGCGGTATCTATCCAAAGAAAGAGATCAACTGGTATTCAGTCAAAGCTGCCATGGATCGTGGTGTGCCATTCGATCAACTCAAGAGCCATACGGGTAGTTTTGTCGTAAACCTAGTGAACTATGTGGGCGAGGTCACCGTACCCATTGGAGAGCCAGTCGAGATATTCAATGGTGGTACAGGATTCATGCTGATTAAGCGTGAGGTGTTTGATAAGTTAGGAGAGGTAGTGCCAAGCTATTCCAATGATGTGGTGGATCTAGGCGGTAAGATGGCGCAGTCTGAGCCAATCAAGGAATTCTTTACCACTTCCATTGAACCAGGCACAAATCGCTTACTGTCTGAGGACTATCACTTTTGCCGTATTTGGAGAGAATCAGGCGGTCAAGTCTTTGCAGCGCCATGGTGTCAGCTAGCACACATCGGCACATATACATTTGAAGGTCAACTAACACCAGCGAGTTAACATGAAAAAACATACCGTGAATGGAAAAGAACTTGAGTTTAATGATGAGAACTTGGTAGCGGTTTACCAAAACCAATACCGTTTGTATGACCGTTTTTTGCCACACCTGGCTAGTTACATAGAGGGTACAGTCGTGGATGTTGGTGCGAACTGTGGTGCATTAGCCGTAGCCATGGGCGTAAACAATCCAGCCCTAGAGTTTGTCTGCATTGAGCCAGAGGATAAGCACCTACAGCACTTGCATAAGAATGTGTTGCAAATTAGCAACAAGGTTCAAGTGGACAAGGCTAAGATCGGTACGCAGTTCAAGCTGCTCGATAAAGTGCTTGAGGAGTTTGAGGTCAAGGACATTGGCTTACTCAAGGTGGATGTGGATGGGTATGATTGGGATGTGCTAGATAGCTATTCGTTTGCGCAGAAGCCACCCATTTACATTGAGGAAGATTTTAAAGAGCCATGGCAATACGAGAAATACTTTGCCATGAACCAGCGCTTATCCAATCTGGGCTACAACAACATCTGGATGTTTGACAACTTTGGTTGCCTAATTGGGTTTACAAAGGACTGGGATGTAGTCAATAGTCTTAATGCGTATGTTAATCGCATGAAAACTGGACAGTCAGCCATTACATTGTGGTACATGGATTTGCTGCTATGCCAAGACCAGGATGTTGATAATCTAGGTCAAGGCGTAATCAGCTATATCAGCGCTTAGTCTTGCGCTTTGCAGTCTTAGCAGAACGGACAAAGGCTTCCTTGGTTGGATAGCCTTTCTGTCCTGGCTCTTTAGGTGGTAAGCCCTTCTCTCTGCGCTTATTGATGTTGTAGTACAAACCCTTCTTTATCGGCATTTCCATCTCCTTAACGATGCTTTAGCCCTAGTCGCTGGTCCTTTAGCCTTACGCACAACTCCAGACATACGGGCGCAGAATGATGCCTTACGACCTTTTTCAGACTTGGTACGGGGGTTAGGTGCTGGTGCTTGGAGATTGCTGCCTGTAGCTCGATTTAGCTTGGCTCGACCTTTAGCAGTCAAACCAGCGCCAGCCTTAACAGATAGCTTCTCTCCACGCCCAACAGACAGACTAGGATTCTTCTTAGCCATTAACGCTTCATCTTGCGACCAGAAGCCTTCTTCATGGCATCACGCTTCATGGCTGCATCGGAGTACATACGACCAGCAGCAGCTTCACGCTCACCACCTTCCATCTCCATTTGACGGGCAGACTTGTTGCGATCCTCAATGGGTTGCAATACTTTTTTGTTTTCCATTATCTAGTTCCTTTTCTCATTTGACGGGGTTTTGGTTTTCCAGCAGTTCTTAATGCAATGGCAATGGCTTGCTTTTGAGGGCGACCTTCCTTCACCATTTTGCTGATATTGGATGAAACTGTCATGTCACTACTACCTTTTTTAAGCGGCATACGGGCGTGTTCCTTGTTTGTCAATAATGAGGGCTTGCTGTCTAGGCTTGTCCTCTGGGTTGTTAGGGATCGAGATATGTGTCCAACGGTCAAACTCTCGAATGATTTGATCGTATCCTAAGCCAGCAGCAATTACAGTCTTAACCACCTCATCAGGTGTCATTCCAGGTACACGAATGTCGGCTGCACAGCCAACACGGTGCTGACTAGTGTCCTTGCTACCAACGGCATCATTGACTTGTTTTGAGCGAAATGCGCTGTTAATCATTACTGGCTTATCACCCAACACATTCCTGACTTGCTCTAGAAATTTGGCAAGGCGAACCAGGTTGGCTAACTCATCCGTGCTTGGCGTGTTGTCAAACTGCCGATGATCGGTATGCGTTAACTCCTCAAGCGTAAAGTGCCTACTAAGCGGGGTTATCATTTCGCTTAGACCTCATATCCATGATCTTTTCTAGCGTGCGCCCACCAAAGTAAAAGCTCATTATGAGCATTCCCCAGTCACCTAATAAACGCACATAGCTTTCATTAGCGTTCATATTGAAGGCGCTCATCATGGCAAATACAAAGTAACCGACTAAAATAGCAATTAAGGTCATAGGGCGAATGTTTTTAGATAGCCAGCTATCACTAGACATATCCGATTGTTGACGCTTGGTTAGCTCTTGAGCTTCAATATTATCTGCATTGAGTTCAGCCAATCTGCCTTCTTGTTGCATCTTGAGCAGTTCTTGTTGGGCTTTAGCTTTGGCTTCTGGATCAGGAATGAACTTGTCTAAGACTTTCATTCCAACATCAAACAGAGCTGTTAACGGAAACATGATTATCGTATTTGCTGTGCAGTAATAATTACAGATGGTACTGCTGGTACTGTAGCTGTCGCATCAATATGCTCAAGCCTAATGTTTGAATTATCGACAAGCCAATAAATCTCCATGTATTGTCCAGCAGCTACGCTTGTAATAAAGTTCCAGGCTGCCACGACAAAAGGTGCGTTAGATGGAATGATTAGTTTTGTGGATGAATCAGCAATGTTGCTACCGTTTAGAGCAAACCATATTGTTGCTGTTTGCCCAGATCCACCACCACCCGTGTTGTAAAACTGCGCTGAGAATTGAATGTTATATGTGCCAGCATTAGCAAATGTAATTCTAGTTTTATTTCCAGAGCCATTAGCTACTGCGCTTACTCCGCTTGCATCGGCAGTCGATTCAACAATCATCGCTACCGCTGTATTTGCAGTAGCAGTTTGATCGACAGAGCTGTAGAAAGACCCGTAGGCTAAATTACCACCAGCTCCAGTAACATTAATTGTGACACTACCAGATGATCTGAGCATTAATATCCATCTCCAGGCGTAATATACACAATGGAAGTTCCACTTGATGTTGCGCCTGTAAAGTATTGATTTACATTAAAAGTAAATACTTCAACACTATTTGGATTCATCACAATAGTCGAGTTCTTAATGGTTACATTTGCCGTTGCAGTTGCAGCAGCAGCGGTATCACCATAGCCGATAAAAACAGCAGCATTGCCAGTATTGTTAATTCGATACTGCGTTCCACCAATGGTTGTTGACAAGGCTTGTACAGGCGTTGGCGGTGTTACAGCAGCAGTAAAGACAACGGTGTTCCCCATCGGGGTAAAAGCCATGATTCCCATTAGATGATGTCCTTTCCACCAGCGTTACCAGGCTTAGATGTTGGAGAGCTACGCTGATCTTGGCTACCAGAAAAGCATTGCATCGACATATAACCCATTGGATTGGTGCGACTTGGCTTGCCACGCATCATGGCATCTGTAATGGTGGTAGAGCGCATTGGCTTACCAACAGAGCTACGGGGTTCGTTCTCATCCTCAGAAAGTTCTTTAGTTAGATATTGCTTCATCAGATTTTTCATTTGTTTCTCTCTTTCGTGTGTTGAGTAGAAGATAGCTGAAAAGGCAGAAAAACGCCATAGTTCCCAGTCTTTCCAGGGTTGGTTCGTACATTGTCCAGCACGCTAGACTGAACGATAAGGCTAGAGCCAGAATCACCATCAAACGGTCTGAGATGACCTTTAATGCTAGACGAATAAGTGCTACTGCTTCCATGTGTATCCCCTGAGTGATTAAACAAGTTCATAGTTTAACCTTCCTCATCATCTGTTGCAATAAACCCGCTACCCCATTCATCATCAGAAATCTTTTGTTTCAGCTTTTCCACATTAATTGCACGATCTAGTACCTTGCACTTATCGGTCAGGCTAGCCATTGGATCAGCCATGACATCTGCCAATAGCTTCTCAATAGCGGTTTCTAGTTCGGGGTTTAAGCCCTTTTGTTTCTTAGCCATTTAATCTCCAGCAACCATGCCAGCAGCAGTTGTTAAGCCATTTCTGATAATCCAGCGAGCAGTTTGAGCTGAAGTTGTTGGATCTAAAGTCATCTCAACAATGCGAATTCTGTCTGAAATTTCTTTGGATCTAGCTGGCGTAATCAAATTATTGTTTTCCAATGCTGGCTTAATTAAACGATTCCAGTTATCGCCTACTGTACCTGGTGCAGCTCTAGATAAAGTAATATTAATGGCTTCATTAAACGCTGTTTGAACCTCTTTATCAGCCCGTATAAGCGGTGCAATTTGATTTAATTTCTCAGTTTGACCACCAAGTATTAGCTTTTCAATCTCTTTGACTGGATCGCCAGTAAGCCCTAAAGATCGTAGTTTTCCAGCAGCGCCAGTCAATTCCTTGGCTTTTTGCTCACCTTCCTTAGTAAGCTGTTTAGCTGTCTTTTGACCTTCAACAATAGCTGCTTTAGATGCCTTATCTGCTTCTGCTCTTGCTTTATCAGCAGCAGCCTGAGAAGTGCCAGGCAATGCTTTTATCTCAGTTTTAAGCGCTTCTGATAACGCCTTAGTCTTTGGAACAACCGATTCTGAACGGGTAATAGCATCCAAATGATTCTTTACTCTGCTAGACAAACCAGGAAACAAGTTAATCCATTCCCCATTTTCATAAGCAAACTTCTCAACTTGTCTAGCGTTACTGTCACGCAAGGTTCTAGCAACATAATCGGATGCTGCTTTTTCTACCAGAGCTGGATCTTTTGTTAAATTAATTAAATCTCGCACCTTTTTTTCAGAAGAGAAAAACTCTCCAGGCAAGCCAGATGGATCATAGGTTAAATATTCTGGATTGATTTGATCCGTTCTAATTAGCTTCTTGCCAGGCGGTATCTTGAGAGCATTTAATAAATCTTTGCCTTCAGAGTAGGTTTTTAGCAAAGTATCAAACTCTCCACCTACTCCACCCGCATACTCTACCTGAGCTTTACGGATCATTTTATATAGGTTAACGGCTTGTTCTTTCTGTAATCCCTTAAAACCTTCTACTTCTTTGCCACTAAATACTTCACCTAGCTTTCTACGGATATGATCCATTGCTTCAAACGAGCTTGGAACTTTACGGGCAATAGCTTCACCAGTTTGAGCATCAACACCTTCAAAAATAACCTGGTCATCAATCGATTTGCGGATATTCTCCAAGGTACTTTTTAGTTGGCTTTCAGTAACGGGTGCAAACTTTAACTCTTTACCAGGCTTACCACGGACTAATTGCTTATCAAGAAAGTCTTTAAGCTCACCAAACGCCTTTGAGGATTGAATACCAACCCCTTGCGCTTCCTTACTTCTTACTAAGTTATCCACATTAGTTTTGGCTGCTTGGTAAGCGGTATTTAAGGCTTTTTGCTCATCATCGACTACTTGGATTACACGGCTTTGTAAAGTTGATCCAATGTTCGATAATGGAACATTAAGGTCACCAATCTGCCCTAGTGTTTGAGTTGCCTGTGTTGCAGCTCTTTCTCCAGCAGCCTTGGCACGACCTGAGATTCCTAGCTTGCGTTGAGCATCCATCACGGCATTATCAATAATGGATTTTGCTCTTACATCGCCTTCATCAACAATGCGCTTTGCTTCATCACGGCTAACAAACAATGCTTTTTCTGCCCTGGTTTTGTAGTCTGCTAGCACCCTATTGGCTTCATCCTGTGCTTTTGTAATGTTTCCAGTAATGTCTGCCTGAACCTTTTGATCGGCTGACTTTAAAGTATCAAATACTTGGCGGTACGCATCGGTATCTGTTTTAGACACCCGTAAACGATCTGATTGTAGGAATTGGTTTAAAGAAATTTTATTTCTAAAGTTAGCTAACTCTCTAGTTGCAGCTTCAACAAACTCACTTTCCCCGCCAACGGTTCTTTTTGCGGCTTCCCAAAGTGTTTTTACTCCAGTAGGAGCTTTCATAAGGGCTGTTGCTGTTGTAAATGCGCCTGGTCCTAAGAATCCACCGACTGTTTCTGCAACATCTTTACGAGTTATCTGTGCGCCAGGAATATCGGCAACGACCTTTTCGCCACCAGGCACTATCTTTCCAGCTACTTCTGCACCGCCACCCGACACAACACCAGCAGCAGTACCACGCAATCTTGCACCTCTAGCTAGTTGACCGCCAGCAAGCAAAAATGGAGCAACGGCAGCACCGCCAGGAACGGCTGGAGCTACCATTCCAGCACCAGTAAGGATTTCTGGCATGGCATAACCAACGACACCACCAGCACCCATAGCGCCTAAAACATCTTTTCCCTTATCAAGCAATGTTTTTCTTGGTTTTGGTGGTTCTTCAATCTTAACTTCTGGCACTTTTTCTATAGTTGGAACTGAATCATCCTTCTGAACATCAGAAAGTTTTAATGATTTTGGTTCTTCTACAGAAATTTCAGATAGTTTCATGGCTGTATTACTTCCTCAACATCTGGATCGTTTGGATTATTTGGATCTATTTTTGTAACTTTGTATCGTTTACCGCCAGAATTAATAATTTGACCGACTTGGTACTTTGGAGCTGGAGCAGCAGCCGTAGTTTGCGTTTGAGTTGTAGTAGGTGCTGCGCCTGGAGTGGCTGGAGCTGGTACTGGAGCTTCAGTTTCAGGGCGCAAGTTTGGATACTGTCTTTCCAAGCGTAATTGCTCCTTACGCATTTCCATCAAACTTTGCTTCATAGCATTGTCAATTGCTTCGTATGGTCTAAATCCAGACTGATATAAAGGAGCAAGAATCTTGTTTTCTACCTTTGTCAAAGCCTTACCAGCAGTTTCAAATTCTGAACTTCTGAACAATGCCAAGGTACGAATTAAACGGATAGCTTCTGGATCATCCCTAAAGTTATATTCAGCAAGACGGTTATCAACCCCAATCAAGCCAGATAGCTCATCCCATTTGCCTTCTCGTTGTAATCTTGCTAAAACTGGTAGAGCTTCTTCAAGCTGGGGAACTATTTTTTCTCTAAGACTATGCGCCTGGATCATCTCTTTAGGAATCTTTCCACCAGTACCACCAGATGAACGCATTTCGGCAATCTTTAATTGATTTGCACGATTTAAGTTTTGGTTTGCTACATCAACGGCTTGTTTGAGGATTGAATTAGCTCTGGTGATACCTTGCTTGGCATCAACGGCAGTAATAATGTCGCTATTTAGCCTAGCAAGAGCTGTATTTTTAATCTTTTGAGCTTCAGCCATGTTGTACGGCATCATCGCAATAGCACGATCAAACTCCTTGCTAGCACGATCTAACTTGCCAGTCATAATCTTGTACTGCTTATCAAACTCAATTTGATCTCGTCTGAACTCATCGGCACGACCTTTTTGGTATCCAGCCATCATGCCAGTCATGGACTTAATAGCACCTAAACCAGCTTGTCTGCCACCCGTATTACCAGCTAAAGATCCTAAAACACCAATAACGCTGGCTAAAGTAGCCATACCACCAAGGGTTTCCTTGCTAACGGTAAATTGGCTCATAGCTTGCTCTGCTTCAGCCATCATATCTTGTTCACGGGTTCTGGCTTCTTTGACTAAACGACCTTCTTCAGCTTTAAACGCAGCTTCAATCTCAGGCATTTCCTTTTCTTTTTTAATTTTGGCTGCTGTTTCTCTTTCTTGTAATCGTCTTTCTTCGCCAGCTAATTCAACGGCTACGCCAATACCTTCTTCTGGAGATTTGATCCTTGATGCTTTTTGAAGCAATGGATCAACACCACCCATTTGAGTATTTAAGTCTGGATTAAACTTTCCAGGACCAAAACCGATGTCGATTTCTGCCATTACCCTCTCCTACCTGGTGTGGTTACTTGGTAAACGGGTGCTTGACCAAGAATAAACGGAGCAGCCATCTGTGCCAATTGGCTATAGAACTGTGAATTTGCAGAGTTAATAGCTTGATCTGCCTGTAAACCAGTACGAATAGCACCTTGAATGTATTGATCTCCAATATTGCTAATCCGTAATCCAAGGTCAAATTGGTTTTGAATTAAACGCTGAGTTAAATCGGCTATTTGGTTTTGAGCTTGAGCTGCGCCAACACCACCACGGGTTGCAACACCTTGTTGAAGTTGCGCTCTAGCAGCATTTAATATCTGACGATTGACTGGGGTTAACTCACCCCGCTGTGCAGCACTTTGTAGCTGTGCGCCAGTTTGTTGATATGGTCTGCCAAGGGCAGCCAATTCTTCCCTAGAAGCCTGTGCCTGTCCTTGAGCTTGGCGAGTTCTTGCTAAGTTGGCAGCGGTCAAGCCACCCGTTAACAATGTGCCTAAGCCAAGGCGGGGTAAATCTTTTTCTGTAATTCCAAGACGATCCATGACACTTTTAGAGGATGGCTCTAATTGTGATCTTTCAATTCCCATGGCTGCTGGAGGTGCTTGACCGCCACCAGGATACACACCACCAACATCTAATTGGCTAAATGGCTGGTATCCCTGATCTTGCACTTGGAAAATATCTTGTGCCATGCCTGGAGCTGGCTCAAATCCACCGCCACCACCTTCAAAACCTCTATAACTAACGGTTTCTTGTGGTGCTGTATATCCTTGGTATGCTCCATAATCAATTTCAGGTACTTGTACATCAGGTGGCGTATAACCCAATTCCTGATAAGTAGGACCAAATTCTTCTTGGAATTCAGGCAAGCCAGTAGCGGGATTCATTGTTCCAGATCCACCACGCTTCTTTAAAAGGGCTGCTTCTTGAGGGGTAATGTGGGCTAAAACCGTATCCCTTCCACGACCTTGAGAACGGATCAACTCTGCTAGTGCTGGTAAATCAGCACTCAGAGATTTCATTAAAAGTTTAGCCATGATTAACTCCCTGTTTCGTCTTTAACACGCAATGAAGCAATATTCCATACTGGGCGACCAGTAGTTTGTTCTCCACCACCACCGATTACGGGAGAGCCAGCTCTTAGCGCTTGGGCTAATGCTGATGATCCTGGTGATGGTTGCCCTGTAGTGGTTGCATCCCCCATGGGTGGAGGGGTTGACACTTGACCTGATGGTGGTTGAGCTTGTCTGCCTGTTGGGGATGGTGCTAAGTTTTGCGCTGTTAATTGAGCTGCTGTAGTACCAGCAGCGCTACCAATAAAACGGGCTAATTCTGGGCTAAGTCCTGTGCTTGTGCCAGCAACGCCTTCTTCTCCATAAAATCCACCTTCTTGAGCTTCTACATCTCCAATACTGGTATCGGTTAGCCCTTCTCTTACTCCAGCGCCAACACCGCCAGCAACACCGCCAATAACAGCGCCACGCCCAACATTTTGACCACGCAAAGATGCTCCCGCTGCACCTGAAGTAGCGCCTTGTACAGCACCTCTAGCAGCAGCGCTTGTTCCAGGTGGTAGTTGTGCGCCAGCAACACTTCCAGCAGCGCTTGAAGCAGCTCCAATTGCGCCCGCTTTTAGGACATCCTCGACATTTCCACCAGCTATAGCAGCATTAACAGCGCTAGTTGCGCCACCAATGGCAGCAGCACCAACGGCAGCAGTAGTCGCTGCGCTAGCTCCAGCAACGCCCATACTGTTCATAATGGCAGCTCCTACCTGTGGACCAGCATAAACTGTAGCAACTACAGCTACTACTGTAATAATGACGGGTGTAGCTTGTCCCATTAGAGCGCTCCTTCATCTAATAACTCTTGTGTTAACTTACCAGCCGTAATACCAGCAGCTAATAGGTTGTAATTAATCCCACCTGGTTGTATGTCGTTCTCTGATATAAGATTTTCTCTAATTGCTACCTCAATAGCAATAGGGTACATGGATGGGTTTGTTAAGGCTTCTTCAGCATATTTACCAGCCATAATGATGCGCTGCGGATCAATATTCACTTCTTTAATAATTCTGCGTAAATCGTTCTTTGCCTTTATGACTTCAGGAGATTGTTCTGGTGATGATTTACGCTTAATAAGATCCACCATTTCAACATCCATTTGTTGCGATGCATCATTTTCCATTTTTTCTGGTGGGGGGGAGAGTGGTTTCGTAGCCATAGTTTATAGTCCAAGTCCAGCAGCAATTTGTTGATGAATATAGAGGTGTGAAGCGATCCAATCGTAGAAATCTTCCTCATTATTGAAGTCCACATCGAGCATATTGAAGGGATTATTAAGCCCTAAAAGGGTTGAAAACGCTTGATGTTCTACTTGGTGAGCCAATAACCAGTCATCTAGGTTATCAACGCTAGCATCGGTGATTGGATAGACTGGTACTGAAATTCCTAAGTCCATAAAGGTTTCTTGGAATAGCTTATGTTGCGTACCGTTCTCAAAAAGAAACTCTCCTAGGGAATCAACATCCCCAAACTTAACGGTAGAGAGAGTTTCAAAGTTCATTAGTGTATTTTGAACGCAATAGTTACCAAAGAAGCCACAATAAAAGCTGCTGAACCAATTAAGATTGTTTCAATGCGTTTTAATCTGGCACAAATGCTGTCATAGCGTAATTCACATACCGCTTCATGGGTATTGAGTTTTGCCCGTGTTTCGTCAATTAGTAGGTTTGCTGTTGTGTCCATAATTAGACCGAGTAGTAAGGAATCTTTTTAGCTACGCCATTCAGAGTAATAACAACATACCCCTCTGGATCAAGCGGTAAGCTAGAAGTTAAAAAGGTAGCGTTAGCAGTTACATTGGCTGTGCTGTTAATAATAGACACATTCATTGTTCCGCTAGGAATTGTGACATTTGATAAAGTTAAGTTACCAAGGCTAGTTGCCGTGTTTCCTAGACCAACAGTTGTATTGCCTAGGGTAATGTTGCCATTGGTAATAGCGGTATTAGAAATAGCAATTGCTACATTGGCTGCTGTGGTTATTCTTCCTTTTGCATCAATCGTAACTTGGCTAACAGTTGTTGCATTGCCATAAATACCCGCAACAACGCCAGAAGTGTTAAGCGAAGGATTTGGATAAGTACCAGAAAGGTCACCGCCAGCAGCGCCACCAGGAGAAGTGCCGCTAATCGTAACATTAGATGCTCCTGTAATTTGTCCTTGAGCGTTTACGATTACCTGAGAAACGCTTGTTGCATTGCCATAAGTTCCAGCCGTTACTGTAGTATTTGCAAGTGCAACAGTACCAGTAGTAGTAATTGGACCGCCAGTTAATCCAGTACCAGTATTGACCTGAGTTACTGTTCCTGTACCACCACCGCCCGATCCGCTTGTAACGACTTTAAGAACCATGTTTTACACTCCATCGCCAGGTGTGATGTAAATTGTTGCGTTTGCTGTGCTTGTACCAGTAAAGTACGCATTAGGTACGAAAGTCAAAATCTCATCCGTTCCAGCTAGTAGCGGAAAGGCAGAACCGCTAGTAGTCACATTAGCAGATGCAGCAGTCGCTTCAGCAGCCGTTGTGCCATAGCCTAAAAATACTATGCTAGTGCCAGCATTAATAATGCGATATTGGTTACCGCCAATCGTGGTATTTGTAACTTGAACTGGGGTTGGTGCAGTTGCAGCAGCAATAAATGTGACTGTGTTACCAGTTTTGGTAAAAGCATTAATTCCCATTATTTTGCTCCTCGGCAGCTAATCTAGCAGCTTCTTGTTCTGCTTCTAATGAAACTTGCGATGGTGATTTAGCCCAAACAATACTGCTCATAATGGTTTGCACCACAGCAACATTAGCAGCACCAGTAACCGCAGTTCTGGTTTGATCCGCAGTAGCTCGAATGGATGCTCTCCATGTATTCCAATCTGGACTAATGGGTGTGCTAGTTTCTACCGATTTAACCACCATCCAATCGGTAGGAAAAAGAATGGAGTATGCAATTTGATTAACTTGGTTAAACGCATTAGACTTAATTTGTGTTAAATCTTTAGGTGTGCAAGTAAAGGTAATATCAACCTGATTCGTTTCTGCGTTGTAAACGGGTGCGTTTTGCTGAATCCAGTAGTATTGATCGTTTTCTTGAGGACCATAAACCACATCGCAAATACCGATAGAATCTCTTTGCTGTTGGTCAGCTAACTGAATCCAGTTACCAGGATAATCAACCCCATTCCAACTAAACGGTATTCCAGGATTTATTAAAAATTGAATAATTCCGTTTTGAACTAAAGCAAACATTTTTAATTCTCCTATCGAGCGTTAGCGTATTTAAAGGGGTTTTCGGCAAATGCCATGTATATGTAAGTACCGCCTGATGCGTTTAAATAAACACCACCAGACCTAATTTTAAATCCGTTAGACAAGAAATCTTCTGCCCTGTTTGTAACATTTGAATCTTCTGCGTAAGCTCCGTTTGCGTACAAAGTCAAGATCGCCACATTGTAAGTGCTTCTTGAAGAATCCATCATAATCCAGTCATCTGATGAATCGCTACGCTTAATCATTACAAACTTAGGTCTAAACCCTGTATAAACAAACGGACCATCAGTAGAATTATTCCCTGTGTATGAGCCAAATGCAGAGTATCCAGAAACTGCTGTAAAACAGTAGGCTACATAAGTAATTCCGCTTCCATTTACATTGTTTTGTGTTATTCCACCTTGGGCAGTAGTAAATGTTGTACTTGAAACTGGGTTTATTCCGCCATTGTCATAAGTAGTAATTGCTTGTGATTGACCTGATGTATTTAAAAACACCATATTGCCAGCAGTTAAACTTGAATGATATACCGCCCAATCGTTAGTGCTAGTTCTAGATTTAACAATCACCATATTTGGGGAAACACCCAAACCATGACCAACAGTTGAGCCGTTAGTTCCATTACCTGTATAAGTAACAACACTAAATCCAGCAGTTGTACTAGCACGAACCTGAGAATTTATAGAGCCTGTTGTATTTGTTACAGTTGAACCACCAGCGTTCCAGTTCCACGCTACAAATGTAGCCGCATTTAAATTCCAGTTTTCTGAACTTGTTGAACCAGCTTGGATTGTAAAACCA